TTGAAGAAGACGATGATATCCAAGAATACAAGAAGCCTTGGCAACCATTGAACTGGGGCGAAGTGCCTGAAGACAAAATCAAATCCGAAGACTTCTTGCACGGCGCGAGATGGGCTGAAAAACAACTAAAGGAGCGCAACGCATGAACGCATTCCACCCACAATTCATGGCCACCTACTACCCAGACTTTTGGCGCTTGCAGATCGCCGCGTCCAAAAGCCCACAGGCCGCGACAGCCGAGCGCAAGAGCAAACGCGCTGCCAGACTAAAACCCAAAGACTTCTTTATATTTGCGAGGGCCGTATGCTTGAAAGTATCCTAACCATCATCGCGCTACTGTTGTCTGGCGCTGTCGTTGGCGTCGGTGTGATCATTGCCGTCTTCTGGTTTAGCGTAGAAAAAGATTAGGCGTGGTACTCGGCCTCGGTCAAGATACCAGGCTTGTACTTGCCTTCTGGCTTGAAGATGGTCAACGATTGCTGGCGCATTTCTGGTGCAAAGGAGAGGTGCATCCACTTTCCAAATTCGTGTATACATTGGTCAAATTTGACCCCTGTTTTTAGAACAATCTGACATAACTCGTAAGGAGTATGAGCAGAAGAAGAGCAGTCAATAGCCCAACCATCCATGTGGCTGGATACTTTAGAACCGCCAACAGCCACGTTGACATCAGGCAAGCGTAGCCAAGAATTAATACGAAGAGCGCCTGTGACATTGCGTACCGCCTCCAGTTGTTGAGCAGCCGACTTCATGTTCGCCAGTTGGCGCTCATCGGGTTGGTTGCTGATGCCAAGGCGTATAGCAGTCTCGCTATAAGTGCCTTCTTCTAGGGTAAAGTGATCGCTTAGATTCATTTCTTTCTCATTTCTGCCAGCTTTTCTACCGTTCTGCCTGCAAAATAAGCGCCCATAATTAATTGCCCCCAATTGCCTAGCAAAATTACATAACTCTCGCTTGCGTTGTAGCCAAAGGCTGACATCATGGCAAAGAGGAAATAGCCCACAAAGATGGCTATAAGACTCATGGGGCGTATGTTCTTGGACAACCAAGAGTCAGATGCCATATCAGCATTCCAACGCTCTGTGATGTTGTTATTTTCGTTCTTCATGGCATCCGCAGCCACTTTGGTCATTTCTAGTTCAAGCTCGGCTATCTTCTGCGCGGCTTGTGGGTCACCAGCAATAGCCTTGGCTACCGCTTCGACAGAATCGCCAACACCCAAGCGACTAGCAATAGCGCTAACAGCGGCACCGCCCAAAGGCCCAGCAACAGCAGTAGCAAGAGTAGGCGCAATGCCCTTAAGAAGATTGAATAGATCATTCATTATTTTTCCCTTAACTGTTGTATCAATCGGTTGATCTGGCGCTCTTTCTTTTCAATCCGAATTTCTGCCTTTTGAACCTTGATCCACATCATTATCAGCACAGGCGTGATGATCAGAATGATGGACAAGATCACACAAAGCATAATTAGAATCCCTCGGTAAATGAATTTATCCATAAAGCATAAAGCCAAGAAACTATGATCAGCACCAAGAACAATCCCATGCCAAGCTCCACTTTTTCTTGTCTAAACCTTTCGCGTTGATAAGATTCTTTTTGCCTTTTGATTCTAATTTGTTCCTTGCGTTTTTGCTGTTCTGCTTGCACCTTGGAATAAATGCTGTTGTAGTTTTCCCAGAGTGGACCTAGTTGGTAAGGCACACTAGCCCCACGCATCATCCCACTTAACTTGACATAGCTCTGGTCTAGTTCGTTTTTGTAAACACTGAGTTCCAGAATCGTTTCAGGGTCTGGATCAACGCTTCTAAATACTTCTTCATATTTGATTTCCACATATTCGGTTAACTCCTTATGGTGGCGAAAGAATGCCCCTAAATGCCCAATAAATTGTTGGACGATTTCGGACTCGTTGGGGATGTGAGTGGTGTAGGTTTCCTTTTTGACCACAGGCTTGGTTTCTGGCTTAACTTCTGGCTTACTAAATAGCCCAGCGAAGAACCCCCAGATTGACTTGACTTCGGTGGTAATTGATTTGATGTCATCCGTTGCCTTTTTTACCTTTTGTACAGCCACCTTGCCTTGGTTTAAGGCATCGCAACAGTACATGATCCCGTCATAAGCACCTTGCATCGCTTTAAATGCAAGCCCGATTGTTAGGGGATCGAACACATCCTAGAAACCAAATAGTTTGTGGATTAGTGTGGCAGCGACACCAGGTCCCAGTAACACACACGCCATGACCACATAGAGCAAATACTCTATCTTAGTCATGCGCTTCTCACCATCACGCAATGTACGCTCGATGTTGTTATAACGCTCTTCACATATCGCAACGTGGACTGCGAGCTGTGTTTCGGTGGTATCACTCATGGCTTAGGATATTTGGTTTTTACCGCTTGGCAGTCAGCAATGTACTTGGCAATCTGCGCTTGGTCACCCTTCACCACACCATCAAGGTAGTCGGTCATCGGTGGGTACTCTGCCACACGCTTTTGAGAGTAAGTCAACACTGGCGCATTGGTTGCGCGGATGGTGGCCGCTTCTGCATCCGTGATCTGAACCGACCCACTAGGTAGTAGATGTTTGTATTCGTCAGAATTAAGAAAATGAACAGAATTGTTTGGTGATTTGTAATGCATTATTTATCCTTAACGAAGTTCAAGCCAACTACTAATTGCTAGAGTACCCGCCCCAGAGTATGAACCGTTTGGCGGAACAATTGCTGTCATACAAGCGCTAAGTGTTCCACCAGTAGAGTTACCTATGGATTGAATTACTATGCCATTTACGGTTAATGCTGAAGTTAAATTATTAGCTCCACCTACATTAAGGCTTACGGTAATAGGTCTTCCTGTAGTGTTGTAATAAGTTGTGCCGTATGCCCTACTTGAAGTGACATCAGTCCAAACTTGTGAATAACCCAAGCTACTCATTGCAGTCAAAGCCTGACCGCCACATCCTTGAATGGTGCTAGGAGTTGTTGCCCAAGTACCCGCAGTGGCTTGTGTGCTTTCAACATACCCAACAACACGGTAAGCCACGCTTGATCGAGCCGTAGTGGAATAAATGGTGGATGCACTATCCGCAGCGCCAGCGCCACCTTCTGCTGTGGTGGTGATAACGCCAGTTTCGGTTAAGTTAACGCCACCAGAAATGTTGACAACCGCTAGTTCTACTGTGCCAGCATTGTCAAGCGCCAACACAACAATTCGACTTTGCTGTGCTGACACTGTACCAAGAGTAGACCCTGACGATACAGTCATGGATATGGCAGATGAAACCGCACGAGATACCACAGTTCCACTGGTTAAAGTAGAAGACCGAAACTCAAGAGTAGTTGGATTTAACGTGACCGTAAGCGCATTAGCCGAAACGGTGGCAGTAATTGGCTGAATGCCAGACTCAGGTGCTTTGGTCAATGACCCACCACCAGAGAAAGTCAAAGTGCCAGTAGTTGTTACTCCAGTTGTTGTGCTGGTAGTTGCATTGACTGTGGTGATGTTGCCAGTAGTAGCGTTAACTGTGGTTATGTTTCCCGTAGTCGCAGTCAAGGTGGTAAACGCGCCAGTGTTAGGCGCAGTGTTACCAATTGGCGTTGGCGAACTTAGTGCCAAGGCTAACCCTGTTGAATCAAGAGGGGCGCTGATGTTGTCTACGGTATACAGAAGCACATCCGCAGATGTATACACACTGAACTTGTATGAGGCTGTACTTAACCAAATGTTTGCCTGACCAAGCGAATTCAGAATAATTGGATTGGTGTTGGCTGTGCCAGCGCCAAAATCCGTATAAGTCGCAAGCGGTGTGGTCGTGCCAGCGGCGTAGGTGTAAATCTTGCCACCGACTAACGGTGCGCCATCGCTACCGTAAATCTGTTGCTTGGGGGTGGGGGTAAGTGATGCCATTTTTTAGTCCTTGCGTGATAGTACTACGGCCTATTGGATGCCATGTTATTGAGTTCAATTCTGTATGGCGTTTGCCCTGCTTGAGCTGCTATCAACGCGGCTAGTTTTGCTTGGTCATTTCCTCTTAACTGAGTTGCCAATTCATTTGCAATGTCTGGTCTTTTTGTAAGCAAAGCTGCAAGTGCATTTTGACCTGTTTGCGAGTACAGCAATGGGGACGCAATAAGCGCTGAAGCTATGCCTGGCATTCCCATAGCGCCAGCGCCACCCGATGCCGCAAGAGCGGCCATCATTGATCTGTATGGTGTTCCAGAATCAGGAACTTTATTTCCTAAAGCAGTTTTTGCGCTTTCAGACAAGTCTTGCATCAAAGCCTCACCTTTTGCAAATTTGCTCTTATCCTTACTTCTGTCCATTGCTTTAACAGCGCTCTGTAACTGAGCAGGCGAGAAAATTCCCTCTTCTGCGCCTAGACCAGCCGATGCACGCTCAACACGTTTAAAGTTGGCATACCCTTTGTCAATTGCTTTTAACTCACTTGCATACTGAGGATTGCTTCGAGTCACCAATTGACGAACTTGATCTTGCGCTTCTTTCAATGCATCACCAATAAGTCTTTGATCTGCATCTGTAGACGCGCTTAAACGGCTAATGGTTTCGCGCAAATCGCTTTGTACTTGTTTTAAGGTTTGACCAGTAATTGCGCCTTGTCCTTGAAACTTATTAACTACATTGTTATCAATCCAATTATTAAAGAAATTAACAGCTTTAGGATCAATTGCACCAGACTCCACCATGTTTTTTAAACTAGCAATGTTTTGTTGAAATGGCGCGTCTTGCAAAACAGTCATCTTTGGCAACAACTTGCCATAAGCATCATCTAATTTTTCTGAAACAAATTGCACTGCTTCGCGGCCAACAATTCCTTCTGGCAACTTTTCACCAATTGGAGTCAACGCTCTGTTAAAGGCAACACGATTGACATCACCCATCGCTCTACCTTGAGCGCTTTTAATAAAATCACCAATTATTGGGATGCTTGACAAACCTTCTTCAGCGCGTTTGTAACCACCACCCAAAATCTGACCCGCAGTAGGCGTTACGCCTTCTTTCATTAAAGATCGAATTTGTGGAGAAATGTCAGGACTAATTACCGCTGCAACTGGTTTGATCAGTGCATTCATTGGGTTAGTGACAGAAGATGCTTGGGCAAGTGCATTGCCTAACTTGCCAGCGCCAGCCATCCTAGCGCCAGCACCCACGCCACCCAACAACATTGACACATCGCCTACAACCCTAAACGGGTCTTCTTGCATGGTTCTAGAAAACCCTGCGCCTGTTCCATAAGTTGTTGCATAGTCTTGACCAACAGCGCCAGCAATATTTTGCGCTCTTTGTAACGCTTGGGGGTTGCCATAGGCTTGTTCTAAACTAGTAATGCCACGTTGTACAGACTCTGGCATAGCTTTATAAGCACCGCCTGCAACTATATCCATCAATGCTTGACCAGTTTGCAATGGGCTATTTACAGCCTCAACCAATCCGCCAATGGTGTTTTTATAAAGACTAGATGGAGCATTCATCAACATTTTAAAAGTGTTAAATGACTCTGGTTCAAGTTTAAATCCAGCAGGAAGATTTGGCGCACCTGTTGATGCGCTTTGTTCTTCTAATTTAAATCCAGATGGTAAAGGCATAATTTTTCCTTTATTTAGCTGGAGTCCAAGTCTGACCGCCATCAGTAGACATTATTCGTTCTTTACCATTTGTTGCGTACATTGGTGGCATTTGTGGCGCGGTTTCCCCTTGTGCGCTTATTTTGCTAACCACTGGGTTAGGAACATATCCTTGCTCCTTGCTATATGTCTCGGTAAGACCCTTTTGCTCTCCCTCAATAATTGTTTTCATGCGTTTCAATTTTTTGAGGGCTGTAGCATTGTCATCAGTAATTAAAGGAATAAAAGGTACTAATCTTGGAGACTCAGAAGCAGTAACAGCAGCGCCACTCCTCTCGTGCATTACCAATGAGCCAATGTCTGCAACGCCTGCTCGTGCATTAACGCCTTCTGGATCAGCACGATTTAATATCGCGCCAGGCACAAATCCTTTAAATCCAGTAGCCTCTGGGTTTTGTTCTAGTAATTTAATTGTGTCTGAAAGCTGTTGAACACCTTGGTTATTTTTAATAATTGCCAAGTTGATATTTGCTGGAATTTGTTTAAGCCCTTCATGCTTACCCTTGAAAGGTGTTCCAGCCACAGGAGTGCCTTCAACTACTGGAGCGCCCATACGACCACTTGGGATGCCACCACCACCAACGGTAGGTTCTGTAGCCATTAAAGAACGAGGATCGGTTGTAGCGTTTAATCTACCGCCAACAGCAGAAGCGCCAGTTGAAGGCATAGCACCACCAACAGTAACTGGTACTGCTTGCAATGTGCGTTTGTTAACTCCAAAGAAATCGCCATTTTCAGCTTGTTTGAGTTCGTAGCCAGGGTTTGCTTTCTCCCAAGCAAACTTAGATTGGTCAAACGCCAAGCGTTGTTGTGCCACACGAGTTGATCCACCAATGTCGGCAATGGCTTGGTCATATAGTTTGCGGTTTGGATCGCCAACAGGCAATGCATCACGCTCTGCGGTCAATCGTTTGATGTCAGTTGGAGCCATGCCAGAAGCCACAATGGTTTCACCAGAACCTCTAACCAATCCCACGTTAGGCACAACAAATGCCTTTGAAGCCTCTTCAAGTTGCTTTTGGATAATGCCAGCGCGTAACTTAGCCTGTGGGACATTAGGATATTGCGACAAATCAAACAATTCTTGACGCAGAGCATTGGTATCAAGCAAAGCATTTTTAACTGGTGCAGGCGCAGTCTGTGGTGCTAATGCATTTATGGGCGCTTGTGCAGGCGCTTGCATTGGGGGTGGAGTAATTCCATAAGTGCCAGAACCTAATGCACCGCTTGGCACAGGAGCGCCACCACCAAAGCCACCCGTAGCACGAGCAGGTGGGTTGTATTTACTGTTAAACGCTTTTAGTTCTTGTTGTGCTTGAAGCATTTGCAATCCAGCAGCTTGTGCATTGGGATCGCTAGGATGCGTTGCCATGAACTTGGCAGCCATTTCCATGTCAGTAGGACCACCATTGTTAATAATGGCTTCCCTCATGTTTGCCAAATATCTTTCGTTTTGACGCGCTTTTTCAAGTTGCATTTGAGCAACCTGATTTTGATTTTGAAAACCTTGCAGTTGTGCTATTTGAGCATATTGCGCCAAAGGATCAGCAACTTGTAATGGCTTAACGCCAAGGGATATGGATGGATCGACTGCCATGTTTAATCCTTATTTAATTTTGACCATAGCCATAACTTGGATTTGGCATTGGACCAACAAAATTTTGGTTGCCAGGTGTGTATTGCCCGTAGTTAGGCGCGTATTGATTACCACGCAAAGCCGCAACTAAATTATTACCTTGGTTGTAATTTATATATGTGCCTAAACCACTAGTAAGCGCATTTGCTTGACCAACGCCCCCCGCAGCCTGCGCCGCTCCACTGCTTGTAATTAAATTGCCAACATTGGCCGCGTTTGTTGCGCCCATTGTGCCTAGATTTGTCATTGTGGTTTGACCCATGCCTGCCAATGATTGCAATGGGTTTAACTGCGCGTTACGTTCAGCCTGATAACGGTTAAAAGCGTTTGTGTATTCCTGAGAACCCATGTCTTGACCGTATCGCGTAGCCGCCTTGAGAGCGCTACCAGAGATTAAACCGCCACGAGCGGCGGCTTGACGATCAAGGGCTTTTTGACCTTCAGACAATCTGAACCCATAGCCAGGGTCTGCCGTCATAGCGTTATAGTCAAAAGGCTTGTAATTTGTTGCTAGAGGTATTAATTGATTAAGCGCGGTTTTGCCTGCTTCCAAAAACGGCATCTGGTCTGCGCGTGTTTGTTCGTACTGCGCGTTAGATAAATCAGTAGCGCGACTTATCGCATCAGATTGTTTATTGGCCGCTTTTCTTGCCGAATCTGCATTAACCACTGTGCTTACCGCAACAGCACCTGCTACCCATCCACTCATGGCATTTCTCCTTGTAATACGAGACCAAAATTGACCCGCATTGATGCTCTGTAATCCACTAGCAATTCCTCACCTGTATTGATTTTACGCGAGGCGATAGCATAAATGTCATCCCCTTGCTTTTCTGGCTTGATATTGCAATTAAGCGAATGATTGATAAAACGCCCACCAGGGGTTCTTTTCCCATTTAGTCTGCCAGGGCAAACAACATCCCCTGCTTCAAAGTCTTTAGTGGCAAATAACCCTTTGCCGTGAATTGGCGAATCTCTCAATTCAACAGCAATATTGTCAGGCATATCTATTAAATCATGCTCAATAAGGACAATTTTGTCAAGTTCATCTTGCGTCATGCCTATCTGATAAAGAAATGCGCCATAGTCAATTCTTGCTTTTTGAATCTCAGTTCTGCTATCGGCAAGCCCATACTCTGGCACTACATATAGTCTGTCTTCCAAAACCGCCATGTCAGTGCAATTGTCTAGATTGTCGTATATGTCCACCCAAACAACTTCATCTTCAAAAACACGCCCTGCGCGTTGCATTCCAGCCTTTGCTGGGAATTCACATGGTGCGGTTAGAACTTTAACGCCATCATCAGTGTTTACCGCAATTGTGCCCTTTTCTAAGCGAACGCGATAGTCTGACTTATGTTCAGCGCCAGTTAATACAGTCCAAGGTGGGATGGTGATCTTTCGCTCATAAACCCCATCCATAAACAAATGCTCAGTCACAATGTCTGCTTGTGGCAGTTTTAATAGCTCTTTCTCTAAGGCTTGCACCTTGCCCACCATACACATCTCAGCCGCTAGATCAAAACTAAATGTGGGCTTTTTAACCTCAAAACCTTTTCCGTAAGTAATTTTCATTAAATTACTCCAAAAGCAGATTGTTATTTCCAGCCGCTTGCATGATGACCCAATTTGAACCATCAGACACCATTGTTGCCCAGTTCCCAATAACATCCAAAAGAATTGCCGTTCCAGCCGAAGTGCTGTCAATTGGCACAACATTGCTTGATGCCGATACCAAGAACTGTGGTTGCATATTTTTAAAAGTGACTTGTCTACCAGTGTAAGCAGATGGCGTTGGCAAGGTGACTGTGCAAGTTGAGCCTGACTTGTTGTTGATTACCCAAGACTCAGAAACCCCTAAAGTGAAATTTGCAGTCTTTGTGACTGGGGCTGAAGTAATTGCGGAACTCCATGATGGCGCAAGATTAGGACCATTGGTGGTAAGCACTTGCCCAGCCGTACCAGGGTGGAGTTTTGCCAAACTCGTTGTGGTATTTGCGTACAAGATATCGCCTACCAAATAAGACGATATGCCTGTGCCACCATTTACAACGGGTGTTATGCCATCACCACCACCTGTAACCGTGTAAATGTTGTAAAAGAACCGATACCATTCCCGCGACATCAACCCTGACTTTGGATCAATTAGATTAACACGGGGAGCCGTGATCTGGGTGATGTTGGTTGTAGCCATTATGCGTTGGTGGGGCTAATCAATAGTTCAGCACCCACAATAACTGCTTTAACTGGGTCAGTTTGTGATACCTCATATACGCGATCACGCAACTTGAGAGTCATGCCAAGCCTACGCCAAAAGACGCGCCTGTAATACTGACCGATCTTGCCCATCTTGCTCAAATGCTCATTTGACCATGTGTGACCACCATCGTCAGACCAACGCAACATAAGTTCAGGATCGCTACCTTGCCCTGTATTTAGACCAGTGCCTGACTCACAATCAAGCTGAAGGCTGTGTTGTGCTGTCCGTCTAAGGGTATTTGTCCCAGTTGGCAACGCTCTCCATGACCGCAACCACTTCTGAATACCGCCATTGTCAGCGTAAACATTTAGGTCAAGGGTATAGATGTTGCCGTTTTCATAGTCACCGACTACCGTATTGCCACCAAAGTTACATTGGCAGTTGCTACGGTGGCGCGTAAATTCACCAAGGGTAGTGTTCCAACCAGCGCGTTCATGCCACGCTTGGGTAGACACGTCGTAGACCCAAGTGGCATCGCCTGTGGGGAATGTCAGCACATAGAAAGAATGACCTTCTTGCTGATAGGTGTAAGCCACCGCGTCAGAAATGTTGCCGTATTGAGCAATGGCATATTCAACAGCATGGGTAGAAACTCTAATGCCAGCGTAGCCATTGTTGCGATAAACAATTCCCTGTCCTCGAGCGTCTGTACCGAGCCAGAATAGGCCATTGTCGAGCTTTGCAACAGAGAACGCCGCTACGCATCCAATTTCATTAAAAGCGCCTTGAATGCGCGTTAAAGGGAAGTCAGCCAACCCAGCGTCATACCAAACCTCAACCGAGTCAGTGCCAAACAACCACGCTTCACGGTGATCAACATTGATGGCAACTAATCCATCGGGTGAGCCTTCGGCAGACGCAAAGTCAAGGGGGTCAACCGAAGTGCCATCAAGCAATTGAGTTACCCACACCTTTTGAGAGTCTGGTTCATTGTAGACAAAGTACCCATCTAGGTATGCCACGGTTACCGCACCCGTAAAGTCTGGATCGGTAATTTGGGCAAATACATTGGTGACTTCGTTATAGATAAACCCATCAGGGTTACAAGCCAAAAAGATTTGTGTGCCATTGTCGGCAATTGATACTGGGCCAGTCCCAGTCACAGTACCCAGTAAAGTGGGTGTAGCGGTCAATCCAGTGACTTTGTAGAACCCAGTACCACTGACAACGTAGAAGTCGCTACCGTTGGTCTGGTGCGCCCATAGCGCTCGGATAGGACCAGTGCCTATGGTTTGCTGAAACTTTAGACCTGGTGCGCGGTTAAAGAACGCCACCGTCTTGCCACCATCGGGAACAATTTCTGCAAAAAGGTTAACAAGTCGATTGTCTGCAGCGTTGATACTGCGAGCGACATAAGACGCACCCAGAATCGGTGTTTGCATTAATAATTCCCCGCGTAGATATTAAAGCGTTGGCGTGTAGCCACGATTGCGTAAGGCATAGACATCACGTCATCAGGATTGTTGATGCGTTTCAGATTGCGCTTAGATGTCATTGCAATGCGTTGCACTTGTGGGCTTGGTTCAACGCCAAACTCAGGCGCAATTTCCATTGCCAAGTTGTAAGTGAAAGCGCGGAGATAGCCTGGTGGGAACAGAATATCGGTCACCAATGTCGCAGGCTGAGTCAGTTCTTCCACGCTAATAAAGTGCCATTCCAAGTCTCGTGTAGGCTTGGGATAGATATACATATCAATATTAGGATATGTCATATTGACAAAAATGACCTGTGGATACGTTGAAGTTACCGTCTTAACAGCAATACCGTCATACTGCTGTTGATTGATCATTTTTATACCGAACGACACATTTGTGCCTGCATCTCGGTAGTAAGTAGCATCATCCAACAAAATAGGACGATTGCCAATAAAGTCACCACTAGGGCCAAGAGTGCGGTTAATAAATCCAGCAGGCCAAGTAAACACTTGATCTTGGGTGCTAAAAACTGCCAATCGCTCTGTATTCCAAGAGTCAATCATTTGGTTTAGCGCCATGAGCGAATCTTGTGAAACTGATGCGGAGGGAGTCTCGCCTTCAGCTAATACGCCAAGCAATCGCAATGCTCTATTGATCTGATCGCCAGCCGTGTATGTAGCCATTCTTACGCTCCTTGTTCAGCCACCTCTACAGCAGGGCGGCCACGCCTACGCTTAACTTCCAATGTATTTACAACAGGAGCCACCTCTTCTTTAGGTGTATCCAAAGTATACCTTGTCCATCCATTTGTTTCATCGTATACAGCCTCAAGTTCCATAGTGGCAACTTTTGCACCGTGAACTGGGTGAGACATGTAAATAATAGCCATAATTTAAAGAAGGGGGTGATTAGCCCCCTTTGGTTTAGGCAGTGATGCCGATGTTTTTCAACGCTGTACGAAGAGCATTGATGGCGGTTGCCAACTCAGTTCCCGTAGCAGTGTTGCTAACCGCAGTAATGGCCGCCGCTTGTGTAATTGGGGTAGTTCCATAGAACCCCGCAGTTCCACCAGTTTTGCCCATAATTGCACCATCAAGTTGTGCGTCTTCAAACGCAACGCCTACAGCTTTTGTATTTGGCATAATGTTTTTCCTGTTAAAAATAGGAGCCGAAGCCCCTATTTAAATTTAGGCTACGCGATACATAGAGTAAGCAGCGTCACCAGTTTTGCGGAACAAGAACTGCGCCGCGCCACCAACACCAGCCGCACTGCCCGTAATAGCAACAACCAAGTTGCCAACCGCAGTAATACCAGTGCCTACAGCCATTGTGATCAACCCAGTTGAAGTACCTAAGTTGATAACTGTCAGCTCAAACGTGCTGTTGACTTTTGCGTTGGTAAACACCGCATCAATTGCAGTAGCAGTTGGGAGCGTGTAAGTTGCCGCTGTGGTAGACGGATTGCCCACCAAAATGCCACCAGTGGTTTGTGCAACGGTCAGGGTAGCCGTAGCAGTAGCCGTTTGTGGCGCTGCTTGAACGCCCATAACGATTTCATTGGTATTGCCATCGGTGAATTGATATCCACCACCAGAATTAGGGAGAGCCATGATAAATTTCCTTAAAAAGAGTTACGGAATGAAGCCCCCGAAGGGGCATTCAATTTAGCCCCAAATGCGGCAAGCCATTTGTGGACGGATGGTGCTGTAGCCATACAGTACGTCAATACGGCAAGGCATTCTGTCGTTGTTTATGTCATATTGCCTAACGACACGAAGGGAAATGCCGTTATGAACCGCACGAGCAGCCATGTCAACACCTTGTGGGAGCAACAAGTCAGCAGTAGCGAAAGTGATCGCATCTTTGTGGTAGACCAAGTTCTGTGGGTACTGAGTAGAAGCTGTTCCAACAAACACAACTGCTTTGCTTGTAGCAGGCAATGTCAACATGGTTGCCAAAGCGCTTGATGCTGAGTACATAGGAGCCACAGTCACGGTAGCAGTTGTAGTGCTTGTTGAAGAAGCTAAAACCACGAACTGGAACAACGAACCTGTGGATTCACGGGTCTGTGGGTTCACAGCGTAGCAATCAGCAATCGTAAACACGTCACCAACAGCCAAAAGTTCACCAGAACCGACAGTCAATGTCAGGGTAGAAGAACCTTCAGTGGTCACAGCAGCGCCAGTGGTGTTACCCGTAGCGGCGCGAGTTCCAGTAGTGTGTTGCTTGATTGACTGAGACATGTTGACTTCATCAAAGCCCAACACGCCAGTACCCATCATGCCATTACGGAATTGCTTGCTGATAGTGTCTGTAGGATTGAACAAACCTTTCATGCCTTCAACCAAGCCAGCGTTAGCGGCAGGGTTTACGGTAGCGTAACGTGGTGACATCACAGCGGCGTTCTCGTTCAGTTTCTGTTGGGCTTGCAACAAGACCAAAGAAGTAGAAGGGGTGGTGCCTGGTGTGCCAACGGTGTTACCAATGGTTTTGTAAGCATTAGCAACGTCAGCATCAATAGAAGATGCCAATTGGCTAATACGGGGCTTCAACACACGCTCTGCGAAGTCATCCAATTGCATGGTCAATTCAGCAGATGTGAAGTTGACACCGATATGCTTTTGGCTGGCTACAGACAAAGTGGTGTATTGCTCGTTGTCATCTTGGACTTGGAGCGCTGCGCCATCAGTCACCAGAGCGCGGTCAGGTAAACGGATACGGAGAGTTGAACCGATCTTTGCACCTTCGACAGCGAAGCTATCGTCGTACTGGCGGTTCACGTTACGGGTGAGTACTAGGTTGTTCTCGAGGATTTCGAGAGCCTTTCTAGTAATCATGTCAATGGTTAAGATACTGTTAGACATGGAAAAAATCCTTTAAAAATTGATTAGCGGTTCTGTGCTTCCCACTTTTTACGCTGTCTTGCTCTCTCTGCTTCAATCCACTGCGAATCCGTCATGGTCTTGGAAGACCTTGGGTCTGTAGTGTCATAAGCAGGCGATCCAGTAGATCGAGCAGTGACAGGCGAAATAGGTGCTGGCGCTGAAGTTGTTCTCTTAACTGGGGGATCAGATGCTAATTTAGCTTCAATCTTCCCAATTTCTTTTGCCTGACCAAGCGCTGACATGCGTGAGATGCGATCTGCTTCTTTAGGGTTAGAACCGAGGTAGTAAGCTAACTCAGGACCAACATCCGAAGATTGAATCGTTTCAGCCATCACGTTGGTGATTGAAAGTTTTGGGTTATACGCGACTTGTTCAAAGTCATCGTATTTACTCCTAGCTTCTTCTTCACGGTCGTGATAACTCTCAAGAACTTCTGATCTTTGCTTTTCAGCATCACGCTGTGCGACTAGTTGTTGTGCTTTCTGAAGTGCCAATGCGTCTGCATAGGCTTCAGTAGACTCAAACTGGTCAACGGATGCTATTGGCGCTGATCTCAACGTCTGTTGTTCAGACTGACGCTGTGTCTGCTCTCGTTCCCACTTACGTTGCTCTCTTGCGAGGCGTTTGCCTATCGCAGCGTCTAGCTCTTCTTGTGTGAAGGTCTTTGATACTACTTCTGGCGTTTCCGACGTTTGAACTTCAGTCTCTGGGGTGGCCGTCACCGTAGGAGCTGGCGCGGAGTCAACTTCCGCTAGGTTTTGTTGGACTTCTTCAGTCATTTCAATGAATCCTTCGATTCCTCGGTGAACCTCACCGATACGGTTTTTACAAATATATCAGATATCTTGGTTAAACGCTAATTTCAATCCAAGAGGTTGTTGATTCATCCCATTGATAACGCTTGTTATCAGTAGGCATTGGAGTTGGTGCAGACCATAGGCAAGTCTCCTCGCTCATAGCCCATGATGGATATGGTTGTGGTGGTATGAACGCATCACGACCTGAGTCATAGGTGTAGCCGATACCAGCGTAGTTCTTACGCAAAGGTGTACCGCCATTGGCGTGAACACCGCCATGCGTGTTGTATGAGGTTTGCACCCAGCCAGTTCCAAAGATGCCAGAGTCAATGACATCTTGTTCGGCAACTATGACCTGAGTGACTGTTCCGTTTTCTACTTTTGCGAAGTGCATTTGTTTCTTCTTACGCTGTATATGAACCAGAACTGGTAAATTTCAAAATTGTGTTTGATCCACTAGTTGTTACTGTTGGACTTCCTGTGGTTGTGCCTGTGTATTTGGATGTTGGGATTGACAAAATAACGACACCAGAACCGCCAGTGCCCCCGACAGACGCAGCCCAATCGGATGCTGTACCGCCACCACCACCGCCCAAATTAACAGTTCCATTTCCACCATTTGTATCGGTTGATACGCCATTTCCACCGCCACCAGAACCGCCAGTGCCAGGTGTAGTGTTGCCTTGTGGGTTGTAACCCGCACCGCCACCACCGCCAGCGTAGGTTATTGAACTGCCCGTTATGGAAGACGCAGAGCCAGCGCCGCCATTGCCAGAAACTGAGCCAGACCCGTTACCACCTACTGCGCCCGCACCGCCACCACCACCTGATGGGTAAGGATTACCAGCACCAGCCCCGCCATTATTTCCTTGGCCTGATGTTCCATTACCAACAGTGCCACCGCCACGAGAGCCACCGCCACCAGAACCGCCATTACCGCCATTACCACCACCACCGCCCAATGCAGTAATAGTGGAAAAAACAGAATTACTTCCGTTTGTGGCAGTACCGCCACCGCTTCCTGCACCACCACCACCTACGGTAACAGAGTAAGAAACGCTTGGGCTAAGAGAAAATGTGCTTGTTAAAAAACCACCAGCACCACCACCGCCTTCTGCGCCTCCACCGCCACCAGCAACAACTAAATAACTAATATCAATTGTTGGCGCAATACCAGTTAACAAGAAGTTTTTAGCGGCAAACATTATGGTGTGTAACCTTGGGCAATTGAACCGTACCAGTTAGTACCGTCAGCAATGAAGGTCAAGATATCCATCTTCCCAGCAGTTGCTGTAATCGTAGGAGCGCCAGCCGTACCCCATTTGACCGAGGTAAATGTTGCTGTGCCATTACCCGTAGAAGCCGCTTGTTTAAGTAGCAACACAAAAGACTTGCCCGCCACGTTTGCAGGCATTGTGAATGTGCAAGCTGTGGATGCTGTCAGGGTTGCAGTTTGTACCGTACCATTGGTTAATGCCAAGGTAGATGTGCTGGTAACTGTGCCTATAGCAACAACCGCTTCAACATAGTTAGTCACTGTTGGATTGTTAAATAAGCCGTTAGCGCTTACCTTGGTAGTTGCGCCACTTTGCACAATTGGCAATACCTCAGTACCCGCTAGGGGGACTGTTGCGCTCGGTAGAGCAGAGATTTTTGTA